CCAGCATGGTGTTTTCATTGCTCGTCCCGAAAGTGGCTTTCGCACAGGTGGTGTCCATGGTTTGGGAGTCGGCCTCAGTGCTCGACATTTTGCGGGACGTGGTCGACTGGCTGGGGTTGACTTGGCCGAGGTCAGCGCTCATTGCGGCCACGGTGCTAGCCTCCCAGTTCGCGCCGACAAGGTTCACCACGCTTGTGAAATACTGGGTGGAGCACTATTGGCGGCAAATTTGGGTGCCCGGCTCACTGTTCACATACTACCATCTAGTGACGCGAGAGTTGGTGGGGTCTCCCGGGTACACCTGGTTGTACTGTGGGCCGGGCCGCGGGTGGGGCTGGCAGATAGCATGTTGGCTGTTTGCCCTTCACGAGGCGTTGCCAGGTCTGGTAGGCCACCAGTTTGTCCCGATGTTCATTGGTCTTCCTATTGTGCCGATGGCCATGGCCCATCCGTTCGTGGCTGCCGGGTGGTGCGCTTTGGCGCTGTGGACTGCGGTGCAGTACTTCCGGCACACGGGTCGGCTGCACCTTCCTGACCCGGCCGGATTGTCGGCGGTGCGGCGGGACGCCGTGTTCCTGTTGGCGCTGTATGCTGCTTGGTACTCGGCGATGGCTTTGCCTGACCAGCAGGGCCGACTTGTGTGTGCCCCGCTGCCGTTCACCCCGCCGGCCCCGCCTATTATTCCGCCAGTGCCTGTGGCGCCACCGCCGCTGGTAGTGCAGCCCCCGTATGTTCCTGCGGCGAATGCCTCGGCATTAGCGATCATGCCAGCCGGACTTGCGTTCATGGAGTGGGTGAACGCCGTGACCGCAGCGTACGCTCTGGCCCCAAACGTGTACCCGCAATTGGCGCGGGGAAACGCGTGTTTCTTCGACGCCGTGGCTGAGGTTGCGGGTGGGACCAGTCACATGTGGTTCTCATGGTTCCACGCGGTCCAGAGCACACCCCTGGCGAACATTCGTGTTCCCGTTGGCAATATCACGGGTGGCGAGGTCCAACGATTCTGCGCGACTAGTGGGTTTGGATATGCGTACCACGGGACCAGATCGGAGGCCGCCCCGTCACAGAACGGGTGGCCGGTCTTACACATGCAGATGACCATTGTGAATGGCGTCTACCATGTGGACACGCTGCGGATGCCTGCGTTGTCACAGGAGGCCCATGCGTTGGCAGTGGTGTTAAGCACCATGCGAGCGTGTGACCAGGCTTGGTTTAACGCTGCTGTCAATAGGCACGCCACTCGGGGAAGGCAAGTGCCCAGTTTGTCCGCGTTTTATGCAGCTGTGGTCCCCACGGCGACCGGGCCGATCACCAATGCTGACGTGGACTTCGCGATTCAAGCCAGCGCGTGGACCGCCGCGTTGGCGCCGGTGAATGGCGCCAGGAACCAGGGAGCCTATCGTTGGGACTTTGCGCAATTCGCTCTGGGAGTGCGTCCAGCCACGACCCCTATGCCGGTAGACTACATGCGTGCGCCACGGGTGGTGGGAGCGTCGGTTGAGCCAGTGGTTCCGGCGGCGGACGGACCACAAACGCCCCCACCGGAAAGCCAGCCGGGCCCGGCGCCTGCCGTGCCGCCAGAGTCGCAGGGAGGGGCGCCCCCAGCGCCAACCCCCGTCCAGTTCGGGACTGTTCGGCCAGCGTCAGTTCCGCAATTGTCGGCCTTCGGGCCGGTCTTGAAGCTGCCCAAGGCTGTGGTGTCGCGATCAGATCATGTCCGCAGCAGGGTGATGCCAGGGCCGAGCGGGTTGCGCCGCGAGTTGGTCTTGCCCACTCCTGAGCGGCCGCCGAAGGCACTGCCGGACGTGATCGGCGCGGCCCCAACCCCAGTGGCGCCGACGTACGCACGGGCAGCCGAATTGTCCAAGGCTATGGAAGACAAGCTGCGGATGTATGACCTGACCTTGCCTGTACGGCCGTTGGAGGCGGAGGTGATCACCTACCGTGTGGACGTGAACCGAGCCAAGCGACTGGCGTCAGACCTGGTGGCGAACCCGGGGTTGCTAGGCAATGCACGAAACGCCCATGACATTGCCGTGGCCAATGACGCCATTGTTGACCGGGCTGTCGCCACAAAGGCGGTTCGTGACATCAAGATCACTCTCTTCCTTGGTTGCGCCGGTTGTGGTAAGTCTACCATGACTGGGCAGCTGCTGAGCGCAATGTCGTTGGAGGACCGGCGAAAGGTGCGGATTGTGAGCCACACTCAGCGGTTGCGGGCGGAGAACAAAGAGACCCACCTGCACGAGGGTCTGCGCGGCTTCTCGTTCCCCACCATTGAGACGGTGTTGTCGCAGCCGTCGAGCGGGATTGTGGTGTATGACGATGCGAGCAAGTTCTGGGGCGGGCTACTGGACTATGTGGCCCTGGTCAACCCTGGATGTACTGAGATGGTGGTCAATGGGGACCCTGGCCAGGGGAAAGGATACATTCCGTACGCCGGGTCTCAGAGTGAGTATTTGCCGACTGCTCTGGAGAGCGTGACCCCGTACGCCACCAAGTACGCCACCCTAAGTCATCGGATTACGCGGGTAGTGGCGACGAGTTTCGGCTTGCACACAACGAATCAGGTCGCTGGTCACATTACTTTCACCACCAACCCGACAGGCCATGAAATCCACACTGCCTCGCCAAGGTATGTGTCGGTTCTTCGGGGTGGTGGAGAGAACGCAAAGACCTATGACTCTGTGCAGGGCGAGACGGTGCGTGCCGACACTGAGATCGACTTTACGGGGCTCGCCGGCGGGACGACAGACTCAAGTGTGTATGTGGCGATGAGCCGTAGCACCACCGGGGTCTACCTGCACGGCAGCCCTGTAGAGTCTGGGTCGTCGGCCTTGGTCAGCCCGACTGCGTCGCCGATCTTGAACAGCATCTTGTACGACCTGCGCATGCGGCAGTCTAGCGTCGGGCAGCCGACCCGGTTGACTCGGATGGCTTTCTTAGCCCACCTCCATAAGTGCATGCCGTTGTTCGACTTGGCGCCCATTGGATACACGGCGGATTGGACTACGTTCTCCCGGTTTGTGCCTACAGCCCATCATGTGGAGGCCGCCGAGCCGGAGGTGTCAGACGGTCATGTCGGCGACGCCGCCGCGGCAGAGCAGTTGGTGGCTGACGCGCTCGACAACGAGGTGAGTCCACGTGATGGCGAGTCCCGCGAGCGGAGCATCAAGGGGCTGCGGTCGCGCCAGTTCAAAGAGACGGCGACAGTGAATGCTGCGATGCACCGACCAAGCGACCGTGCGACGACGCTGATGGCCATTGAGAAGCGTCTGAAGTCATCGACCTACGAGCAGAATCTGGCCCGCATGCAGTCATGCCGGCGGGAGGACATGTGTGTGATGTTTGATCTGATGCAGCCGGTCGTCGCCCAGTGGGCTGACCATGCGGAGAAGTTCATGGACACCGCAGTGTTGACGTATGCTGAATCAAGGTCTGAAGGCGTGATTGCCAGCAAGTTGGCAGGCCACGACCCGGACCGGACTGGGGCTGATGTGTCAATCTCAGTGAAGAAGCAGAAGATCAAGAAGCTGGAAAACCTAGGGGGTGACGCTAAGGCTGCGCAACTCATTCACCAGTACGACATTGCTGTGACCCTTGAGGAACGCGCCATGTGGCGATTCTTGGAGGACATGGTGATGCGTGCATTTGGGGACAATGTGATGGTGTTCAACCGTGAAAGCCCGGCGGCGTTCGCTGCTCGGGTGCGCCCAAGGCTAGCGAAGTGCGCCATCCTGACCGGGTCCGACGCCACTGGCTGGGATGCGGGCTGTGACGCTGGCATGCTGAATTTTGACCTTCATGTGATGAAGCGGGCCGGCATACCAGAAGTTATGCGCGAGCGGTACATGGCCCGGCGGCTGCAGACCAGGTCGCAATATGGGGTGATGCAGACCATGCAGAACTCCGGGGATGGAGGCACGTACTGCATGAACACCATCAGGGACACCGTAGTGACGACGATCCGGATGCGTGTGCAGCCTCACTTCAGAGAGTTTTGTCAGACGCCAGTTGGTGTGAGGCACTTGGCCCAGCCTGGTGTGGCTGCGTACGGCCCAATGGATGTGGCGCGCGAGGCTGACCCTGACCCGACGCTGCTGGTGAACGGTGATGATGTGTTGCTGGGCGCCGACGCGAGCACTCAGAAAGGGAAGATGGTGATTGACAAGTTTCCTGACTCGCCTTGGCAGTTCAAAGATGAGCAGGGACGGGTGTTGGAGTTTAGTGGGATGCAGATGCGGTGTGACGGCTCAGTGGGTTATTCGCCCCGCGGCCTGTGGTATCGTTGTGCCATTCGGGCGGAGGATGACACCACCGACCCAATCCAATGGCGCGCTTATGCTGACCTCTATAGTGGGATTGACACCGCTGAGGCCCACACCACCGAGGTTGCCAAGTACCTTTTGGCGCACCTGCCAGAACAGACGGTAATGGATCTCACCCCAATGGAGTTTCAGGCCAGTCTGCGGTCAATTATGCGTGACCCAAACTTTGAAGAGTTCAGGAGCCGTGTGGTGGCCCCTGTGGTAGGCCAGTCCGTCAACCTTCATGACCGTTGATCGGTCTCCCACAACCGTGCAGCCGGGTTGCTGCCCGCCTTATCGCCGTCCGTCCGTCCGTCCGCTCATTCAACCGTCCATCCGCCCGCCAGAAATTCAC